GAGAGAACACTTGATGGATTTCAATCGGTCATAAAGTGGTTTCACTTCATACAATTCTTCTACCGCATCAGGATTGATGTGAAGTTGCTCTGCTTTGGCACGCTGAACATCAGAAAGTAGGTGGCGAGAATCTTCACCGATGATTTCCGTGTCTGCAAGATACTCCAAATCGATTAAGTGTTCACGGATTTCCATTAATCGTCTGCGGATTTGTTCTCGGTTGGTCATTGGTGTGTTGGTGAAATTATGGACGACATTCTTGGATGTCCAGACCCGAATCGGTGCGACCACGAATAAAGTATCTGACAACGCTTCGTTCAAGGGTTGGTAAAGTTTTAACATACCAAATGTCGATAGATCGCTGGAACGCACGATTGTTCTTTTCCGCAATCTCACAATGGGGTTCACCGTCCAGCATTATGAACAAAGCGTAAGGTTCAGGTGTAGCTGACGCAAGTCTTGTGATGCACACCGGATGCTTGTCTGGTTGTTGTTTCGTAGGTTTCATTTCTCGTTGATGTTAAATTTGTAAAACTCCCCATCGTGCATTGCCCAATACTCAATGTGATTTCCAGCAACCCGATTGTCCTTCCGTTTCCATTTCCATAATTCCTCACGAAAACCTTTCAATGTCCAGACCACGAATTCAGGGTTCTCAACACGACCATCGATGACCAAGAACATTGCGTGTGACTTGCGTGGCATCTTGTATGTCATAGCACGCATCGCTTCGGGTGCTGATGCCCAACGTTCGGAGTGTTCGCTCATTTGGTTTTCAGCTTTGCAATCTCCGCTTTGAGTCTTTGGTTTTCGGAAAATACTTCCACCCAGCGTTCAGTCACCACTTGCATAAACTTGGACGAGCGTTTCTTTGATAATTTGTGTCCCTTTTTCATATTCCTCTTGTTTTTGGGTATGGGTGAATCTTGTTCATTGATTCAAAAAGTTTCTTCAGTTTCTTGGTTTCACTCTTTGTTGCGCCAAGAACCATTGCATATTTGTGTTTTGAGGGTGTCTTGACTTGCTTGGATTCCTTTTGTTTTTGCTTTGAAAACTCCTTGAGCTTGATCCGCATTTCTTCCGGTATGTTATCCCAAGCAATCTTGCCATTGACCATCCAAGTCTTTTGCCAATCGATGTTCAATTCTTTGGCATACTTCCGGAAGGCGGTTTTTTGCCGGAAGAATCTGTCGCTCACAATCTTGCCATTGTAAGGGTTGTAGAATCTGGTCTCTGCGCCAAACTTGTTTCCAAGATAATAGAAATTGCACGCTTGGTATATCGTCCCAAGCTCTTTTGCCATCGGATCAGAGTATGCGGTGAACAATCTGAATTGGGTATTCTTGACCATCCATTTGATGCACCACATCAGAAATGAAGAAGCAAGATTCTTGGGTGACCACGACACGCAAGCACCCCTGCTGATGAGTCGTTCAATGTCTTTGGTGTTCTCGCCCATCATCTTTGAAAACGAATTCGGGACATTCATCAGAATGACTCCGGCAAGTATATTCTCTCCAAAGAGACCAGCATTGTCATTGTGATAATAAGCTCCGAACCAATGCGTGGTGAATTGAGATAAGTTTCCCAACCATTCGTGTTTCACAATGAAGTTTTTTGCACTCTCTCTTTCATCGTCAGAAATTAAACACTTGAATGTGAAATTGGAGACAGAAATGTTTTCAACCTGTTGCTTTGTCAGATTGGATTCAACCAAGTCTCTTTCAAGATTCCGCAAACGGATTTCATATTGCCAACAATGATCCTTGTCGAATTCTCCTGCTTGCTTAACTATGTCTGCGGATGCCATAACTATTTTGATTTAGGCAAAGGTGGCAATGGAATCCAATGCGTTGAATAGGTTGTCTTAAAGTCGCTTGCGTCATCGAAAATCATCGTGGTGACTTGTCCGCTTGAAGATAAAACAATGACCCTTTGTTTGAACGGTGCAGTTGCAATCGGTTGCCAGCGATACTTCTCCAATTCTTCCAATGCACGCAACCACCTGTCGTGATCCGTCTGTGCTTCAATTCTCCAATAGTTTGCTTCACATTCAAGTTGGTGAATGAGCGTGATTGCTTTTTCGTTATCCATTGGAGTCATCTTTTTTTACCGGAACAAGTTCTCTCCACGACCATAAGGCAGAACGAATTTCGGAAGTCGAACCATTGAGCATCAAGAAGGCAAGTCTGTTTCCAGCTTCCTCAAGTTGCTTGATGCGTTCATCTTTTTGTTTGATTGCGTTATTGTGACCACAAACAAAACCATCAACCATTGCATCAACTATTTCTTTGCAAGTTTCTAATTGCAACGAACGATTGTCTTTGTCTGGTGTTTCGTTCATTTTGAAATCGCTTTGATGAACGCTGGTTTGTTGGACAGAATCAATTCCACTTTGTCTGCTGGAAGTGACTCCAAGTCAGTTGCCCAATTCTTTGATACAAGATACTCGGTTGCTTTGGCACGCTGATCCAACGGAATGAAAGCGAACCAATACTCTTTTGACTTCTGTGGTGTGCTTGCCTTTGCACCGTCATCGTCCGTGTCAGTCGATAGCATACAAGCGGTCGATGCCGACATTCTACGCAAATAAGTTAGACAAGAACCAAGTTGCTGGGGATTTAATCCGTCCGTCTTGAACGACAGTTTTCCACCATCAAATTCTTTGCCGGAGATGTGAAGGAATGATGTCACGACACTCACACGACCATCTTCACTTTGAATCATTTGACGCACCGCAAGATTGTATTTGGATGCGTGTTCCTTGATGGTGTCCAAAATTTCCGCAAGGGAAGAATACTTGGAACGGAAGTGTGGGTTCACTTTGTCTGCGGTGACATTCCCAATGGTGTTGAGAAATTCGACAAAGTTTGCGGTTGGGTCTGGTGTATTGTTTGGCATAGGGTTGTTGTGTTTGGATTAAGATTGTTCGCTAACTTCGGCATCGCTTGATTGCGAATTGATGCGAGCTTCATTCCATTCTCGTAATTTATCGACTGCAATCGTTGTGAATTTTTTGTTGATCCATAAATAAAAGTAAGTCGTTCCGTGAACATTTCGTGACTTCAATCGTTTCGCAACGGTGTTGTCCGGAAGGATAATATATTTTGTCCCGACAATAGGAATGATGTCCTTGCAGGGTGTTGGTTTGGTGATTTTCTTTTGCATAGGTGTTGTAATATTAAAGTGATTGTTTGGAATAAAGTCCAGCGTTTAGAACAAGTAAAGCGTCTGCTGACCATAGGGTGACTGCAATGTCAGGGTATAATTCTGACGCTTTAGCTTTAAGGTGATTCTTCCATTGGGTCGTGGTGCGATCACCTTTGTTTCCAAGTGAGTGAAATTTCTGCCACGCTTGAGGTCTGACCGGATGAATCTTAAATTTGAGAGCGACTCCTGCTCCGTAGCAAATCCCATAATTCATCATCAGTTTTCCGATTGCAGACGATGGGATGTTTCTTCCGGCATACAATGGTGGCAATTCAATGAACATCTCGACAAGCGGTGAACGCTTTGAAAGTGAAACCAGCAAATCCACCACGTCAAAATCGGTGGGTGGCATACGCATTGCGGTTGTGACTCCGTTGTGATGCCAGCAGACTCCACCATTCACTCCGCAATCAATACCGATGGTGAGAAGTGATGTTTCGTTTTCGGGCATTTGGTTATCAAAGCACAGGTTCTGTTTTCGTGCAACAATCATTTTGTAAGTCGTGCGAGATTTCCAACACGCTCCGCATAATCATTGGGAACGAAACCGTGTGAGCGAGCATACCCACAACCTTGATTCCAGCATAAGGCAATGACTTCCGGTGAAGGGTCTTTGATGCCCATTTGCAGAAGTCTTGCACGGATGACTCGGAGATAAGCTCCTGCGATTGCGTCTTGAGCTTCTGGTGACTTCCATTCGGATCGTGTGTAGGTTTGCTTCCCCTCACGCTTCAGTTGGGCATTAGCGTCTGCCCAAGCTGGGGTTCGCATTTGATACATACCGACTGCTCCACGCTCGCCACCATTCATTGCCAAACGGTTTTCACCTGTCTCGACTTGTCCAATCGCTGCCAAGACCGCCACGTCATCAATAGCGTGCGCATAATTAGCGATGAATGTGAAGGCTATAATTGTCATTAGTGTTTTCATTGTTGGGTTATTTATTTGTTGGTGGTTGAGGTAAAGGCATCCAATGGGTTGGATTTGCTTCTGTTGCTCTATCGTCCCACATAATAAACCAACATTCTGAAAATTGAGAATAGCGAGCAATCATTGTTTCTGAAAACCGATCACTATGTTTTTGAAAAACTAAAATGTAAGTTCCGTTCATCGGTGCAGTCTCAATCGGTTGCCATTGGTTACTTTGTTTTAATTCCATTATGCAATCTTCAAGCCATTTAATTTGGAAAGCCATACATTTCTTTTCAAATTCTGGTGATGTGTTTTTACTTGGTTTAGTTGAACCCAAAGAAAACTTTTTAATTTCATCCATAAATGATTCGTCGTTGTTCATAATTTTTTATATGGTGATTTTGGTAAATGTTGCCAATATGATGGATAGTATTTACTATAATCCTGTGGGTAAAAATTCCAAATATATTTTCCACAAGTAGTTTTTATGCTAGGATAAGCAATTTGAACCCCAACTCCTTTCGTCCAAGTTAATACAGCGGTTCCATCTGTAGGAATAGTTTTAATCGGTTGCCATTGTTGGTTATTCATAGTTTTTATTGTATTATTGTTTATACGTAAATTCTACACTTAACCAGCCACGCTCGGAGTGATAGCAACGGATTGCGACATTGTAGTCATCGGAGATAGACTTGATAACCATCGACAAGTCGTTTTGTTCATAGGTGTATCCATCACGCAGGTTGTCGGATTCAAGAGCGAGATTGAGAAAGACATTGAAACTGTATTCATCAAAACCAAGACGGTCAATCAGGGGTGCGGAGACAATCATTTTCTTAAGTGTCCGGTTGGAGTGATCCGTGAACATTTGACGGAGAAACCATCGTCAAACTTGTATTCGTAGGACAATGCAATCATTCCACCGAATTCAGAAAGGACAAAGAATGAGTCGGTGATTCCTTCTTTCAACAAGTCTTTCTTTGCTTGGTCAACTTTGCGTTGGGCAAACTTCAAACCAAACTTGATGTGGGAAATGTCACCCAAGATGATTTGGTCGTTCAGGAAACCAATCTCATAGATGAGATGCGTGATGACTTTGTGGTCGTTAA